AAAATGAAACTACAAAATCATATCGTTGCTTTTAGTCAGGCTTATCCTGATGTTGCCCCTCTCATCGAAAAGTTCTCGGATTACTGGAATCACTATCGTTCAGAACAAGAGGGTGTAAAGAATCTTTCTTTCAAGACTATGGGTGTTCGTGACGGAAAAGATGTCATGATTACTTTTGCTGATAAAGAAGAAGTTCTCAATCGTGAATTTAGAGAGACTGTTTATAAACTCTCTGGAATTCAAAATCCTTCAATTCTTCCTGAAATCGCTTGGAGTTCCCACCCTCTCGTTGGTTGGTACACTTATGCGGTTATCTCTGCAATGATTGACGCAGTTCTCCCCGAAACCCTTATCCAGAATATCGGTTTGTGGACTGATGTCCGAACAATCGGTTTCGGAGACTCCGCTGTTTTCAATATCGAACCTCGTGATTTGTTCGTTGTTAGCAAGGCTGGTCGTGGTAAGAGACAGGCTGAAATGCAGAAAACCTTTAACGGACAGGTTGCCATTCTCCCAGAAAACAGACAGATGACTGTTGGCGTGGCTCTTTATCGTGTTCTTTCTGGAGCAGAGTCTTTGGCTCGTTTCGCTTCAAAAGCTGTTCGCAGTATGGAGACTCAGGTTGCTCTCGATGCTTATAACACTTTCAATACCGCTATGCTGGCGTTGTCCGCAACTCCCGGTAATGGTCAATTGAAAGCTACTGGTTGGTCACAGGACACTTTTGTTAATTTTGCCCAGAAGGTTTCTGCTTGGAATGGTGGAGCTAAGGCTATGGCTATTGGTACTCAACGTGCTATGCAACAGGTTCTTCCTGACGATGCCAACTATCGCTATGAATTGGATTCAGAATATGTGAAACTTGGTTATATCAAGAACTTCTTCGGTTATGATGGTTTGGTTCTTCCTCAAGTTGCTGATTGGACTTCCCCCTTTGGTTTGGCGTTGAATGATGACGTTATTTACATCATGTCTCCCGCCGCGCAGAAGCCCGTCAAATTGGTTTTGGAAGGTGTAACCCTTTCCTATACTAACGGTCAATTTGATGCCGCAAATCTTACCCAGACCACAACTTTCCAAAAGAGTTGGGGACAGGCGATTGCGACAAATGCCGTTGCCGCTTGCATCACCGTCTAATTAAAAATGGGGAGTTGAAATACACTCCCCTACTATAAAAAATTAAGGAGAAAACAAAAAATGTCGCCTAAGAAAAATTCCAATGTCCAAGTAGAGGAGGTTGTCGAAATTAGACCTGACCGTTATGTGAAAATAATGTCACTTCTTCCTTTCGTATTGAACTTACCTCGTGGCAAAGGAATCCCTCCATTGAGTTTCAAAGAATTTGGAGAAATAAAGAGGGTTACTTATTCTGTTTTAATTGAAATGATGAATTTTGAAACATTTGAAAGGTTTCTGAATAATGGAAATTTCACCATCTTGGATGATGTTGTCACACGTTATTTGGGTCTTGAAGATTCTATTAATAAAATTCTTAAGAAAGATGATATTGAAAGAATTTTCGATAATACATGTTCAACAGAAAATGCTTTTGAACTATTTAAATCCACAAATGATAGGCAGAAAATTATCATTACCGATATGCTAGTTTCTATGATTAGAGATGGTAAAGATGTTAATATGAATCTAATCCATCTTATCGAAAGAGACTCTAAAATTAAAATTGTCGAAAAAGCAGAAAACGCAAAGGAGGCAATGGAATTAGGAGTTCCTTAATTTTTTCAAACGGAGGTGAAATATGGGAACACAATTCTCGGATGTCTTTGATTTATTTATGGTTCAAATAAAAGACTGGAGATTACAATCTCTGTATGAATCATCCGAATTAAACTTTGAAACATATTTATCAGGCTTCCTTATCTTGAGTATTCCTCAATTTGAGGAGGTTTGTAGTCAATCTTTGGCACTCAACAAAGAAACAAAAACTTTTACTGAGACGCTTACTAGCAACAATCAAGTCATTTTGGCTAAATTGATGGTTGAAAAATGGCTAGAAAAAGAGGTTCAAGATGTTAACCAAATGAATTTGCATTTACAGGATAGAGACTTTAAGGTTTATTCTGAGAGTCAAAATCTACAAGCAAAATCATTGCATCTCGATAAAACCAAGGAATATAACTCTCAAATAATAACCACTTATAGTTATTCCAAATCAACGGATTGGGGTGGATGGTATTCTGGTAACTTTTATGCACCACAATAAAAGGGAGGTTTTATCATGCCGTATAATTATACGCAAATACAATCCTCCCTTATAAATACACCGAAAGAAACATATATTGAAGATTTCAGAAAAAGATTGGAAGAGGGGTTTGAAAATTCCTCTGATTGGTTTACCATTCAAGAGGAAACCGACTTTGGTTCTGAAAAATATCGAAATGTGGATGCTAGAATTAATTATGTTATAGCCGCTGAAACTGGCGAAAAAATGTCAGACGATTTTAAAATGTTGTGGTTTAGAGATACAACCCATCTAGTCAAACTTGGAACAATGTTTTATTTTAATGATAATTATTGGCTCTGTATAAATACGGAAAAAATAAAATCATTGACTACGGCTGTAACGGTTAAAAGATGTAATAATACTCTTCGTTGGATGGATGAAAATGGGGGAATTTATAATGTTCCTTGTTCATTAGCTGACCCATTAATTAGAGAAAACAGAGACTATTCAACAACGGGAAGTGCTGTCGTTAATGTGTCTGGTGTTATCGAGGTTATGGCTCAATTCAATGTTAAAACAAATAAAATTAAAGCCAATCAAAGATTTCTTTTTGGGAATCCTGAAAATTGGTACTGTTACAAGATATTTGGTTCGGGCGTTAACAATATAAATCTAATGACTACTGAAGACTTATATTCTTCTGGAGTAATTAGATATACTATGGGCGGTTGGCAACTGAATGAAGACACAGATGATTTAGTCAATGGTGTATGTGATGTTAATCAAAACATATATCAAATTCAGGTCTCTCCTTCTTCACTGAAATTAAATATTGGTGAGCAAATAACCATAACTCAAAGAGTTCTTCATAATGGAAAATATGAGGAGTTAGATGTTGTTTGGGAAACTAGTAATCCGTTGATTGCGAATATTACTCAAGATGGCTTGGTAAATCCAATAAAAGATGGAATTGCCCAAATAAAAGTCTCTCTGAAAAATAACTCATCCGTATTTACAGAAATTCCAATCGAAATATCTCAAGAGATAAATACCAATTGGGAAATAAGAATTAGTCCGAAGGATAATTTTGTTCTTGAGGGAACAAGTAAAACCTTTGAAACAAGATTATACTCGAATAACGTACTGAATCCGCTCGTATTTACTTATTCCGTTATTGGGACAGATGTTCCTAAAGAAAATTACGTGTTCTCAGTTATTGACGGAAATAGATTCTCAATTACAAATATTGAAAAATATCTTGTAGATTATCTTACTGTTAGATGCACAAGTGATTCCTACCAAAAGGATTTGCAAATCTATTTGAGGGGGGCATGGTAAAATGGCAAAAGAGACTGTCTTTGAAAAATCAGATAGAATTGCATATAATGCTTTTAATGATTATGATGAAATTCCATATCAAATCATAAATCATCTTATGGATAATAATGAACTGATATGGAAACTTTTAAAGTATGACAACCCAGAAGCATGGAAAGATAGTTTCCCAAATTTAACAAAGGCGGAAAAGGGAAAACTAATTTATGATGGGGGAGAAGTTACAAATAATTTTAGAGTTTTCATGGATGTTGGTCAACCGGATGCCGTTACAAAAGAAATGACTATTTTGAGGGTTTCCCATTGGCACATTTCTCCTAAAAGTAGAACTGTCGGAATCATAACTATGTCATTTCAGGTTTATGCCCACTATAAAATCAATCATCTTTCCAACTATAAAACAAGAAATGATGTAATTATAAACCAATTATTAAATACCCTGAACGGAATTCAAGTAAAGGGTGGGCTTGGAGTTATGTACTTTGATGGAAAACGAGAACTAACAGACAGAATGATTGTTACGGGGCAAATTCCCTTTATTGGTAAACAATTATTTATGAGTATGAACTATGGGTAATGATTCTAGATTCTCAAAATATGAGACATACTATATGTATGATGAACCAGTGAAGTATAAAAATTTAACCATACATCCGGCACTCGTAAAGGATTATTTCAAATTTTTCTATTTTGCAGATTGTTTCACTCTGGATAAGAACAGCATAAATGATGCAAAAGTAATTTCAATGAGTTATTTGGATTATATGTATGAAGAGGGGGCTTATTATGAATATGTTGAGTTTATTAATTCATCTGATGAAAAGATAGATTATATTTCATATGTTAATAATAAGTATGGTGAGGAAAGAAAACCTCTCGTCGCGTTTTTTGATGCAATAATGAGAATTGTTACCAGAGATGAAAATATAAAAATTTCTTATGGAAAAAATAAAAAAAATAAACCAGTCATTGTTGTTAACGACGAAGAATATAATTCATCTGATTTCGATGAAATCAAAAATATAATTTGTGAATATAATACCGTCGAACTTCCTGATGACACAATTCAAAAGGAAATCCGAGACAACATGAAAAAAGCTAGGGAATTAAGAAGCAGGAGTAATATAAAAATGGCTTCTCTGGAAGACCAAATAATATGTATTTTAATTTCTTCTAGTTTATCTTTGGATAATATATATAATCTTCCAATAAGAAAATTTGTAAAAATACTGGAGAGAGTTGATGCAACGCTCCATTACAAAATATATTTAGCGGCATCTATGAGCGGAATGGTTGAATTTAAAGATAAATCATTCATTAAACATTGGATGTCCGATTTAACAAGAAACAAGCTCGATTTGGTTCCGTTTGAACAAATAAAAGATACTGTTTCTGGAAAGGCTTCCGTCGCCACAAATAAACGCGGAAGAAAACAATAAGGAGGATATAAATACAATGGCAGAAAAACTTTTTATGGTTTCTGTTGCCGATTACTATATGTATGATGGCGACCAAAATCTGTTGGCGGCTGGAAAAACCCTTTCAGAGTCAACTATGGAACTTGCTGTAACTAGCAAGGATGTTCGTGGTGGAAAGGGTGCGCCATTGCAATACATTTACTTCAACTCACCGGATATGAATATTACTTTGACTGATACACAGTTTAATTTACCATTCTTGTCCATGTCGGTTGGAGAATCTATTGCAAATAGTGCGAATGTATGGAAGGAAGAAAATGTTACTTTGAGTGCGGGACTCGTTGGAACCGTTTTAGGAACCCCCGCTGGATTTTTAGGAAATACCACAAAATATGCTTGGGTATCTCATGCTGATGGTTCAATGGAACGCTTGGCTTTTACTGGACAAACTTTTACATCCCTCACCGGTACAAGTGGAGAAGTTGTTTGTGCTAGATTCTACGAATCTGATGCTTCAGCTAAGGAAATAACAATTCCCGCAAATATCATACCTTCCATTATAACTTTGGTTCTCGATGCTCAACTTGCTTCAAGTGATGAATCAACAAACGTGGTTGGAAGTGTTCAAATTGTTCTTCCTAAAGTTCAATTAACTGGTGGATTCTCTTTGAGTATGACTATGGATGGAGTTAGCACGACCCCACTCAAGGCTAGAGCTTTAAGCTATGAACCTGTTGGTGTTGCAGGTTGCGCCAATCAAAATGTGTTTGGTTATATCAAGCAAGTTAGAACTTTGGCTAATTGGTATGACGATGTTTATGCTTTGGCAATTTCTAATGCTGATATTACTTTGACTCATCCTGCAACTAGACAGTTAGTTGTTAAGGCTTTGCATGAAAGTGGAAGTCCTTCGACTCCCCCGATGGCAGATTTAACATTTGCCAGCAGTGTAGTTGGAAAAGCAACGGTTGGGGCGCATACCGGCTTAATCACTACGGTTGCCACTGGGGACACGACAATCTCTGTTGCTATTACGGCGAAACCATCTGTTGATGCGTTTGCTGATGTTACTGTTTCTTAATATTTTTAATCTGATATGGAGGGTAATTTTAATTACCCTCCATAGTGGATGAAGGTTGGTGAAAAATGAATGAAAACGAACGTGGGTGGAAATTTAATTTTCAACTCGAAGAAGATGAGAAAAAAGAACTCCCCTCAGAGGAATTTGAAGTTGTTTTAATAGGGAAAAATTTTCTAATATTGAAAAACAAAGAAGGGAATAATTCAAGAGTAAAATATTCTTTCCCCAATCTTTATACAATAGGTGAAAAAATTTATAAGGAAAATGGTATCTTTTTATGGGCGAAGGAGTAGCTGACGAAAGTAGAAGATTAGAAATACTCGAAGCAAGATTTAATAAATCTGAAGAAAAAGTCATGCAATTAGATAAAAGTATTGCTGTTTATTCGGCAATATTTGAAAGAAATTTACAAATTCAAGAAAAACTAGCCGTAGCAATAGATAAACTTTCTGCAACCATTAGTGATATTCAGCAAACAATAGTGGGGGTTGTTAGGGATACAGAGAGAAATTCAGAACTCCATGAGAGTAATGCTCACAGGATAATTGAAGTAGAAGGCTCAACGGAAAAAAAGATAACCGAAATAGAAAATAAGTTAAGAACTAAGATGGATAAACTAGATGACGAATTAAAGGAAGTAGACAATAAGGGTAAATTTGACATTTTGAAGTTTATTAAAGACAACTTTTTTTCTGTAACCCTAATAGGGTATATGATATATGATGCGGCAAAGTCATATTTTATGAAGTAATAAAAAGTAGAAAAATTGCTGGAGATAATAAGAAATTTTTAGAAGAGCCTTACAAAACAAAATAGTATAAAAAATAATTATTAGAGGAAATAATGGAAGAAAAAATAAAGATTAAAGTTTCAAAACGTTCAAATGCCATAGTTAACTTCTTCGGAAGAGAGATTATTGTCAATCCTATAATTACTATTCCAGAACAAAAAAACATTTTAAGCACAGCATTCAACTCCATGTTTAGTGAAGGAAAAAAAGGTATTTGGGATGAGTATTTCTTTGAAGTTTCGTTCAGGTATGGGGTTTTAAGTTTCAAGACAAATATTGACCTTTCCGAAATGAGAGATGATGACTTAGGTGAAATTATGTGGGGGGAATTTTATGACAAGGTATCTTCCAGTATCATAAATTATAAAGAAGTAAAGGATTCCATTTATCTATCTTTGAATAATGAAATAAAAAGATATGCTGTAGACAATAGTATTTCTGGGATTGTAAATTCACTCGTGGAAAAGGTATTACCTATTCTGGAACAATTCAAAGATATTTCCCCAGAAAAACTCGATGAATTTAAAAACATGGCAAATGACATAATTGAAAAAATTAAACAAGAGCCTATCACCAGTGTTATTGGGGATATGAATAGAAATAGTTCTTCAAACAAAGAAGTAAAGGATAATTAAATGTTTCCAGAAGAAGCAGTAGAAAAAAATGATTTGGGAAGATTAAAACATACCACAAAAGAGACGTGTGAAGATTGTGGAAAATCAAAAATGCAACTTAGGGCAAGAAAAGTTGAAACCGTTGAGGTCGAATATCTTTATTGCCCTAAATGCCAATATGAAAAATCAAACGGCAGAGTCAAAGTTGTTGAATTGTTAAAGAAACAATCCGAACAGGTATTGAAGTTTGAAGAAAAAGTTGTAAAGGCTCAAGAACTAAAGAATAAAAGTAGATATAGGAGGAAGTAATGAATTTAGAATTTCTAAAAGGTAGAGAAAGAATGCTATTGGCTTTGGGCGGCGGAATTGTATTTATGATTCTCCAAGTTTTGTTTCCTTCAATGAAATTGGATGAGACTCAAACGTTAATGTTTATTGGTCTTATTGGTTCCTATATTGTTGGTGAAGGTTTGTCCTCAAAACAATTGGGAGAAGGATTCAAAGACTTATTTAAATCTCAGAAATTTCAAGCACTTTTGGCTGGAGTTTTGGTGCTGGTTGTTCAGGGAATTTTTCCGAATGCAAAAGTTTCAGAGGAAAGTGTTATGTCAATAATTGCATTGCTTGGAACATTTATTTTGTCTGCTGGTGTAAAAAGTTAATATAAAAAGGAATATAAAAATGGAAAAATATATCTGTGCAATAGATAGTTCTTTAAGCAGGAGTGGAATTGCCATAATGTCAAGAGATGGAAAAATTGTTTTCGTTTCTTCGATACCCACTTCTGCTGATATTCCAATTCAAAAAAGGCTTGGAATAATTGGGGAAACGCTTTTAAAAATTAGGAAGCAATATCCTTGTGACGTTTTAGCAATCGAGGAAGGTTTCTGTCGTTATCACAATGCCACAAAAGCATTATTTAGAGTGAGAGGTGTTATAGAATATATTTTTAAAGATTGTGAAATATATTCATATTCTCCAAGAACTGTAAAAAAAGTGGTAACAGGAAATGCTAAGGCTGAAAAGGATGAGGTTGCAAATGGGGTACTTAAAATTTATCCCAAGATTAAAATGAATAATACAGATGAGTCAGACTCCGTTGGGGTTGCCATAACTCACTATAAAATAATATCTGGAGAATATAAATTATGATTAAGATTGATGATGTCACAGAAGAAAATTGGAATTCTGTAAATCCACTAAATAAGAAAATAGTGGAGGAATTTTTAGAACAGTCTACAACATTGAGTGACCAAACATTAAAGCAATATCGTTCATCTTTACAAATTTATTTCTTCTGGGTAAAAAATAACGCTGGAGACAAATGTTTTCATGAACTCAAGAGTCGCGATTTTTTGTTCTACCAGAACTGGTTAACTAAGATGGAACAGTCTTCCGCGTCAATTAGATTTAAGAGAAGTGCAGTAAGTAGTTTCAATAACTATGTTTCATTGTTTTATGGGGAGGACTATCCATTATTTAGAAATTATATTTCGAAAGCAATCCCCCTGCCACCAAGTAATTTTGTGAATGAAAAGAAACCTTTAAATATGGAAGAGTATAAGAACCTTTGTTCTATTTTAGAACAAGAGGAACGATGGCAAATTTTAGCATACCTAAAATTTTCTTTTTCAACGGGAGCTAGAAGAAGCGAGGTTAGACAATTACTAAAAGAAGTTGTTGATTATCAACCAAAGGTTTTAGATTCAAACGACGAAAAGGTAAATGTTTATACTACTCATAAAATCCGGTGCAAAGGCAGAGGAAAAACTGGAAAAATAAGACAATTGAACTTTGACCAAGAAGCAATGGACTCAATTAAAAAATGGTTGGAGATAAGGGGAGAAGATGATTGTCCTTATGTTTTTGTAACCAAAGAAAATGGACAATACTCAAATGTTGGAGAATCAACATTCAATTCATGGGCAGAAAATCATTTAGAGAGAATTGTTGGTCGCCGGGTTCACCCTCATATTTTGCGCGAGTCGAGGGCAACGAGTATGGTGGTAGAACAAGGGAAAGATATTTCGTCTGTCCAAAAATTACTCGGCCACATGAGTTCTGCAACTTCAGAAATTTATGTCATTCGTGAAGATAAAGATGAAGCGGATGATGCTTTTTTATAGAACAATAAAATAGGGATTTTATCGTACAGGAGGACTTTATGGAAATGAGAAATGAAAAAGATATAGAAATCGCATTAAATAGAGTCCTTCTTGAAGTTGTAAAAGAAGTTGGAGTAGTCATGAGAGAAAGATTAGTTGAGTATATAAAAGAATCAACTTATCGTAATGATTATTTTCCAAACTATGAATATGAAAATGGTGATGGTTCTGCTGGTAGTGGAGAACCATCTTATGAATTTGAACAAGCGTGGAGATGGAAAGGGAGTGTAGCTAGTCTGAAAGAAATTTCTGATGAGTTATATTATGCTTGGGAAAACATGACGATTGATAGATTTTCCGGCAGACACTGGGAAGACGGTCAAGATACAAGAAAAAAACTTGCAGATATGATGAATGTAAGCGGAATTGTTGGTCATAAAGAAAGAGAACCTTATTGGGATTTGTTTATAAAAGAAATGGATAAAACAGTGGATTCTCTATGGAAGAAAAAATTACAAAGTAAAGGTTTGAATATTATGTAACTCTCTAACGGAGAGAAAGGAGGGTTATGGGAGCTAGTGATTATTCTGTACTATTAAGAGCCAGATTAGATACATCTCAGGTGGCAAAAGACGTATTATCAGTTCAGGCGGAGTTGAATAAAGTCATCCTTTCCGTTGGTTCAAAAGAAAGTTCTTCTAAAATAAAGCTCATTGATGCTCAGGCTGAATTAAAATCTTTAGACGAAATAAAATCAAGAATATCTGAATTATCTGGAAAAAATGTTCAAACAACGGAAGTAAAAGGAAATCTAGGGGAAGTAACCGGCCAAATAATTAAATATAGAGACGAGAAGGGAAAACTCGTAACAGAAACATATAAATTAAAAGCCGCCACAGATGAAGAGAATGCCGGATTTTCACAAACAACAAAAGTTGTTCAGGGTTCAACGACTGCTGTAAAAACTTGGACAGATGGAATTGGAAATGCAATTTCAAGAACTCTGCAATATGCTACAAGTGTTGGGTTAGTCTATGGGGCGTTGAATCAATTGAAACAGGGGCTTCAATATATAAAAGATTTGAATAAAGAAATGGTCTCTATCCAAATGGTTACTGGTGGAACAGATTCCGAAATATCTTCTCTCGCAAATGGATATAATAATTTAGCAAAAGAAATGGGGACTACGACTCTTGAAGTTGCAAAAGGTTCTTTGGAATTTGTGAGACAAGGTAAAACCGCTGAAGAAACTGGAATATTGATTAAAAATTCAACCATGATGTCTAAATTAGGCAACATGGAAGCGGCGGATTCTTCGGAAGCTTTGACTTCCATCATGAATGGTTTCAAAATGGAAGTTTCTGATACTGGGGATGCGGTTTCAAAATTAGTGGCAATTGATAATGTTGCGGCAACCTCCGTTAAGGAATTAAGTACCGCCATGAGATATTCTTCAAACTCTGCCAAACAAGTAGGTGTGGACTTTGACCATTTAGCGGCATATATAGGAACTGTCAGTTCTGTTACAAGATTGAGCGAAGAAACAATAGGGCAAGCATTCAAAACTATATTTGCTCGTATGACCAGCATTAAAAACTTAAAGGCTTTCGATGAAGAGGGACAAGCTGTAAACAAGGTAGAATCTTCTTTATCTAGAGTTGGTATAAATCTTAGGGATAATAATGGACATTTCCGAGACATGCAAGATGTTCTTGGAGATATTGGAAAAAATTGGAATAATATAAACAAAGAAGACCAGTTATATATTGCGGAACAAATAGCCGGAGTGAGACAAAAAGAAACATTCTTAGTTTTGATGAATAATCAATTAGAAATGCAGAAACAACTAACCGCAGAAACAAAATCTGCCGGTTTAGCTGAAGAACGTTATGCTATATATCTACAAGGTGTTGAAGCCGCTCAAAACAGAATGACTGCTTCTTGGGAAAAATTAGTTCAAGGTGCTGTTACAGGTGGATTGGTATCTGGATTCTATGATTTAGCCGCTGGAATAATGAATACAATTGATGCAATTGGTGGTTTGAAAACAATTATTTTATTGGCTTCTGCCGCATGGGTTACTTATGCGGTATCTCAAAGTGCGGCTGGTTTATCTGGAATCATAAGCACAATTGAATTTGTCGTCAGCGGTCTCGTTGGGGTCACATCTGCAACTGAGGCAATGACAGCGGCACAATGGCTACTCAACATTGCTATGGATGCCAATCCGGTAGGAGTAATAATCGCTGGATTTACACTTTTGGCTGGAGTAATATGGGGATTATCTAGTGCAATAGAGACAGCCGCAGAAAAAGAAGCCAGATTAAATGATGAATTCAATGAATCTGCCAAAGTTGTAGAAGAACAAAGAAAAAAACTAAAAAGTATAAAAGATTTAACTGCTGAATATCAAAAATTAAAAGACAATAAGAGTGGGGAAAAATTAACCGCAGACCAAGAGCAAAGACTTTTAGATATTCAGAATCAAATGAAAGACTTGCTTCCCACTTTATCTGGTCATTACGATGATTATGGAAATTTTCTTTTTGATGCAACAACAAATTTAAAAGCATTGACTGATGCCCAAGACGAAAATGTAAAGTCCACTCAAAAAGCTAGTCAAGCGGCGTTGGACGCTCAAGCTAAAGAAAGAGCTAGATTATTACTTGAAGCAAATGATTTAAAAAATAAATCAACCGGTGGAAGCATAGATAGATATACCGGAAAAAAAGTATCCGACACTAAAAATGAGGATTGGAAGAAGGCATTAGAAGACGAAAAAGCATCATTTACTAAAATGGGAGACGAAGGAAAAAATGCGTTTATAGCCGCCCTGCAAGCATCCGGAGATGATGGTAAAAAATTAGCTGAAGACATATTTATTCCAATGATGTCTAAAGCTAAAGAAATTGTTGATGCTAATCAACCTGAAATAAAACCTGAAATTGATATGGAAGCCGCAAAGAAAGCATACGAAGATGGTATTGCTGAATTGCTAAAGACTACCATAGAAATGATTAAGCAGAAAAAGAATGCTGAAAAGGATGCTCTTCAGGAACAACTTCGCTTATTGAAAGAAAACGATGATGCTCAGAAAACATATTATAAATATCAGTTAGATGAAATAAAAAAAGTTTCAGACGAAAAGAAAAAGGCTCTGGAACGTGAGGCGGAAGAACAAAAAAGAAACTATGAGCTTCAAAAAAAAGCAGTTGAAGAACAACTTGCCGCCTATGAAAAGATAATTGATAACCAAAAAGAATCATTAAAACTTCAAGAAAAAGAAGATGCTTATAATGATGCTAAAGCGGAAAAACAAAAAAATCTTTCCGACCTTCAAGACCAAATTGCAGAACTATCCTTAGATACGAGTGCTGAGGGTATTGCAAAGAGAATGGAACTTGAGGCACAAGCATCCAAGTTGGTTGAGGAATTATCCAAAGATGAAAGAGACAGAACATACGAGCTTCAGAATGATGCGTTAGATGCCGAAAAGCAAAAGGCAGAAGATGAAGCAAAACTTCAACTTTCAGCAATGGAAAAAGCTCAGGAACAAGCCGATTATGAAAATAAACTTCGTCAACAGGCATTAGATGATGAGCAGGAAAAAGCCCAACAACGTTATGAAATAATTGTTAAAGGATTAGATGACCAAACAGCCGCCCAAGAAGAAGCACTTAGAAAACAAATAGCGGCAGTAGATGATTATCTAAAACAAGAGGGAACAATTAGAAATGATGCTATGGCTATGATTGAGGATAAGAATTCAAATCTATATTCTCAACTATTAGATTGGAATAAAAAATATGGCACAGGAATTAATGATGACATAACATCCATGTGGAAGACGGCGATGGATGCTGTAAAAGAATATGCCGATGCAATAAATTCCATTCCGAATACCAGACAGTTGTTCAATCAAGGAGAATCGGATTCTTTAAGTAATTCAAATAATATTGTTTTAGAAACTGATGATGGTAATAGAGCCACATTAGGAATGCACCATTCTGGAATTGATTCTGGATTTGTTGGTGGAAATTCAAGATTAAAATCAAATGAAGAATTCGCAAAACTGATTAAGGGAGAAATCGTTGTAAATCCCGAACAGATGGATAACTTCATGAAAAAAGTTCTGCCGGAAACTATGAGTTCAAATCCCAAAACCGAAAATAACGGAATCAAAGGGCTTGAAGTGGGAAATCTAATGAATATTGTTGTAAATGGTTCATTAGATTCGAGCGTTCTTCCAGATATAGAAAAGATTTCTCAAAAAGTAATGGGGGAGATAAATAAAATAATGTTAGGCAGGGGTATTTCAAGACGAGCCGATGCTTTCGGTCAATAAACACAAGTATATAAAAGTTAACTTTAAATATTAAGTTAACTTTTATATATAAGAAAGGAGGAAAGTTAATGGCTTTTTATGCTATCAGTTATCAATATAATGGAGTACCGAGTGAAACATATAACTTAAAAATAAGCGGAATAGAATCATCCGGAGAAAGTAGCAGTATGGGTTCTACTCCTATGGACATTATAACTCAGAAAATATTTAGAAGACCGACTCCTTATTTGTTGGGCGTTACTCCCTCTGAAGTTCTAACTTTTGACATTGAGGTAACTTCTCCCGACGAGATAGATGCCGAAACATATCAACTAATACAAAAGTGGATGTTTTCATCCAGAAAGTATCACCCGCTTTTGATATTCCAGCCGGATATGGCTTCTGTTTATTTCAACTGTATATTCAATAATCCAAAGACGATAAGAATTGGAAACGTGATTGTTGGCTTTACCGCAACCGTAGTTTGTGATTCTCCATTTGCTTATGAGTGGGAAAAGGATATAAACTACACTTATACATCCCCAACAGTAAATTCAAATGTTTTATTTTATAATTCTTCGGATGATAATGAAGCATATATTTATCCAAAGTTTATAATCACGATGAACAATTTTGGAGGGTTTGTTTCAATTACTAATTCCGATGATTCTGGGAGAGTTTTTTCATTTACTGGACTATCTCCATCTGAAATAATAACAATGAATAATGACCTTCAGACAATTTCTTCCTCTACGGGATTGAGGAGATTATCTAATTTTAATAAAAATTTTATGAGATTGGTTCCCGGAAAAAACAATCTAAATATACAGGGAAATATTGCAAACATAAAAATGACAACACAATTTTTAGCTAAGAAAATAGGATAAGGAGGAAAATGGAAATAATATTTGACAAATTTGACCAATATAATATTCCGACATTAACCTTAACAAATCCTAACAAACAAGAATTATACTCTCTAAAATTAGCATTTGATACTGAAATATCAATTAGATTTAATGCTCTTTCAGAATTCAAATTTAAATTTCCAAAATCAATAGATGGTGGAGCTACAACTATTGAGGCTTACTCATATATCCAAAATAAAAGACTGGTAAAGGTTGAAGGATATGGTTACTTTATAATAGTAAATTCGGTTGAAGATTCGGATGGTTCTGTTCCAATAAAGACAGTGACGTGCGATTCTTTGGAATCCGAATTAATTCAAAAAAAAGTAACCGTGTATGGTGGAACAAAACCCCTATATAATATATTTAATCCAGAAGGAACTATTATTCAGGATATGTTGAATCTAGCTCCAAACTGGTCTGTTGGAATAATTGACTCTGTCCTATTAACAAAATTCAGAACGTTCAATATTTCAGATTCGAACATCTATAATTTTTTAATGAATGATGTTGCTAAAGCATTTGAGTGTGTATTTTTCTTTGACACAAATAATAGAACCATAACTGCTAGAGCAATAGAAAATTCAACATTGAATACCGATATATTCATGTCATTTGATAATTTGATAAGTAAATCCTCTTTTTCTGAAAAATCGGATGAAATAGTAACTTGTTTGAATGTTTATGGTGGAAATGATTTAGGGATTGCTGGTGTAAATCCTTTAGGCGGAAATTCAATATATGATTTTTCATATTATGCAAATACTAATTGGATGACACAAGAACTTGTTAATGCAATAAATTCTTGGAAATCTGTTGTCTCTGCAAGTCAGTCAAATTATTCATTTCATTTATTACTAGTAAAACAATATAGTGGAGAATTACTTATTTTGGAAGGTGAACTTTCAACTTTAAATTCTCAATATACGGCACTTGAAACATTACAAAAAGTTAGAATAGAGGGAGGTCAAAGTTACTCCGATATAACCTCTCAGATGGCTTCAAAACAAGCGGAAATAGATGCTAAAAAAATATTAATACATAATAAACAATTACAAGTTGATTCACAAAAAGCAGAGCTTGTTTCAATAAATAATTCTGTATCTTTTTCTTCAAATTTTACAGAACCTCAACTCTTAGAATTAAACACTTTCATATATCAAAATACTTATAAAAACAATAATATAATAAAAACAGATATTATGAG